TACAGGGTTGCAAGAGGCACAATAAATCAAATTCGCCAAGGAAAGACTTGGAAAAACTATTAACAAATTGAAAACTGTGAACGTCAAAGGTAGTAGCGTATCTTTGAGAACATTAATGCAAAATATGGTCTCTTTCTACGGCGCTGGGGAAAGAACAGGGATACTTAACGTAGAAGGAAAACTGGCTAAAGTATTGGGCAAGCAGGACGCCACTCTTGTTGTAAAGGCTACAGATAGAGACACCGTTCTAAATGAGATTAGCGCTCGTATTGCGAGATATGAGAAATTCGATCCCATAACAGCACAAGAGCTGAAAGATCTCAGGGCAACAATCCGTGATATCTTTAACAAGGGCCAATCACCAAGTTTAGATATTATGGAACAGCTGTACTTCTTAGACCCCAAGACCAGAGATCTTGTGGAGAAGATGACCCACAGCTATAACAAGGTTGTGACACCAGATGACTTCAAGCTAATTGCCTCTATAATGAGCGAACAGCTGAACACTCAGGTGCCCATCCTCAAAGACTTCACAAGGTTCTTTGGCCGTCTGGCTGAGGATTTCCTTAAGTCTGCTAAACCATCTCGTTCTGATTTTGACTGGGCTCATGTAGCCAAGTTGAAGCTGTTCGGAAATGAAAGAGATGGTTACAAGATTCGACCCGAATGGGTTGCCCGTATGATGGGTCTTGACCCGAAGAAAAGCGTATCTAGGCAATTTCTTGAGAAGTTTGAGTTTTGGGATCCTAACAGCACACTTGCTCACATCCTCTACGGTATGCCATCAGCCAAGACAAGACGTACTGGCAAGAAATTTGCTAAGATAGAAATCCTTGGCGGTGCCAAGACACTGTCGGAAGCTGAACTCTTCTATGCTAACAAGCTGCCTAAGAGCTGGGCCAAGGTGCCTTGGGTGAACTTTGATGGCAAAACTATTGAACAGCACTTCACACAAAAATATGAAGAAATGATTCGGTACAAAGATGCTAATGGCAACTGGATTACAAATATTGTCCAAGTACCTCAGAAAACTTCAGCAACCTGGTGGGAAGAGTTCACAAACCAAAAGGGCAAGATAAACGACATTGCCGATGTTACTAAAGCTCGCACTGCTTATGCAGTTAATGGCAACCATAGTAACGATGCAACTCTTGTCAAGAACTTCCATCTCTGGGGAAAGAAAAACAACATAGCTACAAGCACGATACATGATGCGTTCTTTACCAATGCAGCTAAGATGCTTGAGGCTAGAGAAGCTCTTCGAAAGCTGTATGGCAATGTTCTCTCAAGGAACTCTATCAAAGCAACGCTAGATGAGATGAGAGCTCGTGGTCTTCCGAAAGAACTCTATGACGCCTATATGGAAGAAGCCATTGAATCAGGGCTAATCCCGGTTCCTGGTAAATCTAAGATTGGCGGTAAGGTTATCACAAAAGAAGACATCCTGAAAATGGAAGACATTATGGAAGAAGTCAATGACGAATTCATGGAAGACAAGGGCTGGTATGGGGTAGGTTAACAGCAATTAGTGTTGAAATATCTCACTTTTTGTTTATCCCAACTTGTTAAATTAAAGGAGGAGTTACTCCCTCCGGTCCCAACCAGCTGTTAGCTAGCTGTTGTTGTACCGTAGTTGTAGTATCCTTTCTCTCGAAAGAGAAAGCACACTCCATTCGAGCACCTTGAAGACCGTAAAATTCAGTATTCAGGGTGCTTTATATTTTTAAGGGCAGGCTGTGTCTGCTAATGTATTGAGTTGTACTCAGAGGTTATAAAATGAAAGTTGAAGGACAAGAGCAAGATGCAACCAAGACTGCTGGTGCAACAGATGGTGAAAACGGAGCTGTGACTCCCGGTGCCACTGGTGAACAGCAGGGTGATGAAAAGCCGTTAGACAACCTTTCTATTGATGATGTTGTGAAAGAACGTCTGAAACCTATCAAAGAAAAACTTGATAGTGCTTTTGCTGAGCGTGATGCTGCACTGGCTCGTGTTAGAGAGCTAGAAGAAGCTAACCGTAAGGCTGAACTTGAGCGTCTGCGTAACGAAGGTAAAGAAACCGAAGCACTGACTTTGGAGCGTGATCAACTCCAGCGTGAACTTGAAGCTGTTCGTACCCGAAACATTGAGCTGACAAGAGATGTTGAGGTGAAGAATGAGCTGAGTGCTTTAGAAGGTGTAACCTTCCGTAGCAAGAAAGCGCAAGATGTGGCTTTTCAAGAAATCACCAGTCAACTTGTGCAATCCGAGGATGGCACATGGACTCACAAGTCTGGTGCAACCTTGTCTGAATTTGTCAACCACTATGTGGGTGATGAATCTAACTCCTTCCTTTTCAGCAAGCCGCAATCTAAAGGAACTGAGTTCCAGACACCGAAACCCTCCGACCCTTCTGCCAGTAAATCTCTGTTTGAGCTGTCTCAGGCTGAAGTCCTGAAACGGGCAAGGGAAGGAAAACTTTAAGGATTTTTAAATGACTGTTCAAACCACTATTGCCGGTGCTGATGACTACGCACTGCAGGCTGCTATCTCTGCTTACTCAGATGAAGCTTACACTGCTGCTCGCAAGATCTCCAGTACTGGTATCATGGGCTCCAACCCGCTGATCGACAAGAACACTGAGACCTTCACCGGCCAGCTGCGCTGGAGAAAGCCGATCAATCAGGTTGTCAACACTGCATCTATCACTGATGCTACTGATGGTGAACTGTCCAGCTACGGCACCGAATTCCTGAACTACGTTAAGACCGTACGTACTCATGGTGCTCGTAACATCAACATGAAAGACCTGATCACCCAGGATGATGGTCTGGCTAAGTTTGGCCGTGATCTGGCTGAGACCCGCTCTCAGGATGAACACAATGCTGTGCTGTCTATCCTGAAAGGTGTGGCTATCTCTGAACTGCTGAACGGCGCACACAATGCGTCTGGTGCAGCTGGTCTGGGTGGTCAGACTTTCGAAAACGATCCGACTGACAAGCGTTACGGCTTCTATGTCGATCTGGGAACCAGCAAGATCATTACAGATGCTGCTGCTGCCAATCTTGGTGCTCAGCGTGCCACCGGCTTCTTGAATGCGTTCGGCATGGCCTTCAAAGACTACGAGCCGGAATACGCCTACCTGTTCGCTTCTCCGGCAGTGATGGCTTCCCTGCGTTCTGCTAACCTTGTAGACGCTGACCGTGTTGTTGATGGCAATGTTGAATTCAATACCATCTTCCAGGGCAAGTTCCGCCTGATCCAGACTCGTGCAAACCAGAGCCTGACCGCTGCTCAGATCGCTAAGATCAACACCGGTACTGGCGTTGATCTGGTTGGTACTCAGTGTTCCTTCATTGTTCTGCCTAGCGCTATTGCAATGGAAAATCTGAATGTACCGCTGCCAACCGAGATCGATCGTAATGCTGGTGCTTACAAGGGTGGCGGTACTACCACTGTATGGCATCGTTGGGGCTATGTTCTGCACCCTGCTGGCTACAGCTGGACTGGTGAACAGGAAGACTTCCCGACTGACGCAGCTTACAGCTCTGTTATGGAAGCTGGCGTCCAGACTCCGCTCATTGACGCTGCCGATGCGCTGGCTAGCACCTCTGGTGTATGGACTCGCAAGACCTCTTCTGCACTGAGCCTGGGCATCCTGCCGGTGTTCCACTCTTAATTGAAAGGTGAGTAAGCATGGCCTTAGTCAAAGGTGAAAACTCTTTTGTTACGATCGAAGAGGCCGAAGACTATATGTCTGGTCGAATTGACGTAGCTGCATGGGTAGAGGCAACTGCAGAGCAGAAAGAAGCTGCTCTAATATCTGCAACTACTCTGTTAAATGAGTATCCTTGGCTGGGCACTGCTGTTAGCGATACTCAATCTTGTGCATTTCCTCGGAAGATCACTTATTTTGAGCCAATTGTTGGGAAGACAGTTTCTATAGAAGGTACTCCTTCTCGTGTGATTAAAGGTTGCACTGAAACTGCCTATCATATGCTCAATAATGATGGTCTGCTGGATAGTACAGGAAAGGTAGACAGCTTGTCCATAGCTGGGATCAAGCTGGTGGATATTCAAAATACATCGACTCTTCCAGCGTTAGCTGAAAAACTCATGAAGCCTCTCTGGACATCCCGCTC